GGCGATGTTGATCGTTCTTTCAATTGGTATCAGATTCAAATTAAGAATCTTAAAAACGTCAGACCTAATAAACTGATGGCAAATCCTCCTGATTTGTCAACTACCATTATGCCTGGTAATATGTATATGTTTTTTTATGACGCTAAGTTAAAAGATAAGTTACCTTATTGGGATATGTTTCCCCTTGTATTACCGTTTAGAAAGGTACAAGGTGGTTTTTTTGGATTAAACTTACACTATCTACATTACCCTATTAGATTTAAATTACTTGGAGCCTTGCATGATTTAGCTTATGACGGTAAGGTAACAGAAAATACCAGGCTTCAATTGAATTGGAGAATACTTAATTCTACCACTAGATATGCACCAGTTAAAGCTTGTGTTAAACATTATCTCTACGAGCAGCTTCAATCTAGATTTCTTAAAATACATTACCCCGATTGGGTTACCGCTTCACAGTTACCTGTCGAAAGGTTTATTGGAGCAAATAAACAAGAGGTCTGGAAAGACTCAAGGAAAAAATTCTAATGGCAAAAGCTAATTTTAATTTAAGTTTATTTCTTAGCGCTATTAAAGAAGATAGCCTAGCAAGAGTAAACCGGTTTGAAGTTATGATTCCAGCGCCTACAGGTATGAGTAATGTAAATAAATCGTACGCAGACTTTACAAGCCTGTACTGTGAAATGGCAAGTCTACCCCCTGTTAATATTTCAACTAAGTCTTTTAAGATTTTTGGACCTACTTATCAAAGACCGTTTGGGGCTGAGTATGGTGGTGAAGGTATTTCATTAACCTTCCACGTCGATAGAGATATGAATGTAAAGAAGTTCTTTGATGAGTGGACTGCTGTAGTGGTTGATCCAGACACGGGAATAGTAGGCTACCAACATGAATATGTATCAACAATTACTTTAAGACAGCTAGATGAACAAGAAAATGTCACTTACGAGTTAGAATTGTATGAAGCATTTCCAAGAAGTATAAACTTACTTGAGTTAAATAATTCTGCGCAAAATCAAACCCATCGACTTAATGTTTTATTTGCATACCGATATTGGAAAGATAAAGGTCGTGAATTTCAAACTACACCAATGGATATACCTAAGATCAGACGCTTCCCAGAAGTACCGGTTGTAGATACCAGACCAATTGGCAGTATTGGGAACCCAATGGGGGATCTAAGTGGTGGTTTTCCTGATACCGGATGGTAATTTTTTAAAATGAGGATATAAAATGGCTTTACCTAAATTAGACACACCGACATATGAATTGATTTTACCTTCAACAGGTTCTAAAGTAAAATTTAGACCGTTCTTGGTTAAGGAACATAAGATACTTTTGACTATGTCAGAAGCTGATAACAGTGAGGTAGCAAGGATTATTAGAGAGTTAGTAGATGTATGTACTTTTAAAACTCTTAAAATTACCGAGCTACCACATTTTGATATTGAATATATCTTTATGCATTTAAGGGCTAAGTCAATTAGTGAGACTGTTGAGGTGGTTGTTAATTGCGAATGCGGAGAAAAGATAGATACAAGTTTTAGTATTGAAGACCTTAAAGTTGTAAAGCCAGAAGGTCATTCTAATAAGATTATGATTAATAATGAAATAGGTATTGAGTTAAAGTACCCTAACATAGATGATGTTGTAGATGTATTTGCTACTAAAGATAACCAAAAAGTTATTGATCTTATTTTAAGAAGTATTAAAGCTATTTACAACCAAGAAGAATATTGGGTTGCAGAAGATCAGACAAAAGAAGAATTAGAAGAGTTTGTATTTTCTTTAACCAAAGCACAGTTTGATAATTTGGAGCAGTTTTTTGTAACTTCTCCTAAGATTGTACAAACAATTGAATGTGATTGTCCTAAGTGTGGTAAACATAACGTTTCCAGACTTGAAGGATTACAGAATTTTTTCGTATAACCCTTTCCCAGGATAGTTTAGTTAATTATTTTACACTAAACTTTTCATTAATGCATCATCACAAGTATAGTTTGACTGAAATTGAAAATATGATGCCTTGGGAGAGGGAAATATATGTTTCGTTATTAATTGATTATATTAAACAAGAAAACGAGAAGCTGAGAATGCTTAAACAGAATGCGAGGAACACATGACTAAGATTACTAAAAAAGAAGAAAAAGTTGAAAAGAAAAAAGATGAAGATTGGATGACCAAGAAGTGGCGTCCAATGATGGCAATGATGTACATGACTTGCTGTCTTATGGACTTCGCTATTTTCCCTATCATGTTTACTATTGTTCAGTTCTGGGAAACACAGGCTGCCAATGATGCATTTAGACAATGGGTTCCTATTACATTGCAAGGCGGTGGTTTGTTTCACGTAGCCATGGGTGCTGTTCTAGGTGTTTCAGCTTACGGTCGTACACAAGAAAAAGTTGCAGGGGCATCAAATGTCTCAACCAGTTTTCCAACAGGCGGGGTTCCAACACCTAGCCTATCTTCGTCAGTACCGTCATTCTCAGGCGGCGGGTTTAACAGCCCAGCACCAACAGCAACAGGGTTTGGACCTCAGGCGCCAGCATTCGGATCATCCCAGTCCTATAATACTACAGAAACAACCACTGAATTTAGCATGAGTCCTGCTCCTACATCGGCACCCGGTGGAAGAAGACCTGTAACTCCTGGTTTTAACGTATAATGCAAACTCCATCAGCATCAGACCCTAGCTTCAAAGCGTTTCTTGATAAACTCAAGGAACAAAATGGTGGTGGGATTTTAGCTCAAAAAGAAACTACCAAAGGTATAGATAAAACCAATGAAAGTTTAGATGAGTTAAAAGATGAGACTTCTTCTGTAAGAGATTCTTTAAGAGAAGGGCTACATGATGTTAGTGATGATATAATAGAGGTTCAAGATCAGCTTGATACTGCAAATGATTCTCTTTCAGAAATTGCTACTGCAATTATAGGATCTAAAGAATCGTTTGAAGTAGAAATGCTTACAGCATTATCTGATATTAAAGAAGCAGTTACAGGTGTTAAATTAGATATTGATTTATCAGAATTAAAAGCTGCGATAGAAAATGTTGGAACAGATGTAGGTAAAGATATTGATGGTGGACATCTGGTTGCTACAATAGGTGCTATCGGTGCAAACACTACTAAGCTACAAGATGAACAGTTAAAAGAAATATCTTTAGTGCGAAAGCTAACTGAAGGTAGTGTTGAATATGATAAAGAAGCAGCTCAGTATAGAAATAAAAGTGGCAGGGATGTTGAAAGCAAAGTTTCAGGTAAGACTTCTAAAGATGGTGGCTTTATAGATTTTGAAACTGCCAGAGATACTTTATCCGGACAAGGTGAGCGAGCGAGAAAAGAAAATAAAGTAAAACTAATAACTGGTGTAACAACAACTAGACCCGGTAAAGCAACAGCTGAAGCTTTAGGTGCAGATCTAGGCTCTTCAGCCCCGGTAAATGTTGCTGAACCTGTAGCTAAGACTCCAGAAGTAGTTCCTAGTGAATCAACAGAAAAAGCATCAGAAGTATCTCCTAGTAGGAATACTTCTATTAAAAGAGCACGTAGAGAAAGAAGTAGTGTTACAGGTAACGTAGCCCCTAAGGAAGAAAAAGATGAAAAATTAGATACTAGTTTTTTAGGTAGAGTTAAAGATAGTGCTAAATTCTGGTTAACAGATGGTTTATCAGAAAAACCCGGTACTGGTGCGTTTCAGAAGCCTTCTAAGGAAGTAGAGAAGAAAGACAGAGAAGCTAAAGTATCTAGCCCCAGTGAAAAGAACCCTGATGTAGATAATACTAAGTCTTCTAATGAAGAACAAGTAAAAGTTGAGCAAAGTGATCTGGAACTGTCTAGGCAAATGCTAGATACTACTAAAGCCCAACTCATTGAACTTAAAGCAATTAGAGAAGCCTTAGCGCCTTCTACCCCAAAAGAATTAACTGAGCAAAAAAGTGCCCCATCCTCTACAAGTGAAAAAGAAGCTGGTGAAAGCGGCGGTAGTTCCCTTATAGGGGATTTAGCAGGAGCTGCAGGGGATCTTTTAGGCAAAGGTGGTAAAGGAAAAGCTGCAGGCAAAGCTGCTGGAATGGGCGGTAAGATACTTGGCGGGTTAGGTAAAGCTGCTAAGTTCCTAGGACCTGCGGCTGCAATTGCTGGTGCCGCATATAGTGGTTTCGAAGGGTACCAAAACACCAATGAAAACTTTGATCTTAAAGAAGGTGAAGAAGCAACTACTGGTCAAAAGATATCTTCTACCCTAGGTGGTGTTGCTTCAGGCGCTACCTTTGGTTTGCTAGACGAAAAAACTGCTTCTCAAGGTATACATAAGGCTGGTTCTGCAGTTAAAGACTTTTTTGGCTTTGGTGATAAGAAGGCGCCAGAAACAGTATCTCCAAGCACCACAACAACTACTAGCACTACTAGCGAATCTAAAACCCGTATAGCGGGTGAAGACGTAGGTGAAAAATTATCCGATAGACAGATGGCTGTTATTGGAATGAGTAAAGCTTCAGGTAATAAGTACAGCCCAGAAGTAGAAGCTATGTACAGCAAGCAAAAAGAAGCTGCTGTAACTCCTTCAACTGCCCCGACCCCTGGTGCTACGGTAGCTCAAACTTCTACCGAAAATGCTGATATGACTAGAGAAGCAAGCGCTAAAGGCGGGGCTAATAATACCGTTGTATCTAATAACGTAAGTAGCAACAACACTACTAAGATAGTACCTATGAAGGCCAGTCCAAGGCCTGAATATACAGGGTCTTCTCTGGATCGATATACAAGTCGTATAACGGTTTATTAATAAAAAAGGGGCATTTTAAGCCCCTTTTCTTTACTTCTTCTCAGCTGGCTTATCTGCCGGCTTTGCTGCAGGCTTCTCAGCCGCTTTCACCTCAACTGGTTTAGTAT